TACTTTTCTCACTAAATGATCACTAGGTACAAGTTCATCCATTGAAATGGCAACCAATTGGTTGCGTGCTTGTTGTTGATGTTTGGACAACATAGGTGACACCCCTTTTTTATTGATACACTCAGTATAAAATAAAAAAAGACCATAGACAAAGAATTTCATTACTTTGTCTACAGTCTGAGACCTTTCCTGAAAAAAGGAGAGGTCTTTTTTATTATTTCACGAAATAATTCGTCGTATAAAACATTTTTTTACGACTTGGATAATAAGCGCTTTTAAGTCCATTTTTAGATGGATAGTGCTTTAATTTGTAGCCTGGTCGCTGTGTAATAATTTGCCCACCTCGCAAGTCTTTATTATCCCACCAGATTGCAAAAGCTTTGACCGTTGCGTTAATCTGTCCTTTATTGTTTGGCTTACTTAATTTAGTTAAAAAACCGTGGTAGATGTAGCCAAGTGTCATTTTCCCATTCACTTTGACATATGTTTTATACCAGTATTTTGAATGTTGATACACTTTTATTTTCGTTCCTGTACGCCATAATCTAATGGGTGTTTGCCCTTTGAATTGTGGCTTGAGCAACAACGGCGCAACGTCCTGCACTTTTGCAGAAATAGCGTTACTAGTACTGCCGAAAAAGTAACTGATAGGCTTGTCGCTGTTCAGGTCTGATAAGTCGACAGGTTTACCATTACCTGCAATCCCTGTACTCGTGTACTGCCATAAATCGCATTTAATGCTTGGTTTATATTTGCTTTGTTTCGTGCCGTTATTTGAACCGTAACGAGGAATCCAAGTGAAATCTGCTTTTACTTTTTCTAATCCATACTTACTAATCATATTATGCTCGTAATAAAAACCAGTGCGCTTACCTGCCGCTTTTAGGACATCAAGGAAAGCCTGTGATGCCGCCGCAAGGTTTTTCTTGCCACACGCTTGTATACTCTCTTTTTCCACATCTAATGCGAAGAATTTTGCTTCTGAATCACTACGAGCTAAAAAGTCTCGTGCTTCCACTTTCGCATCATTGACAGATACGAACATACCGAAAGCGTAAACACCAAACGGAATTTTATATTGTTTTGCTTTCGCGACAAACTGTTTATAATGCCTGTCGATTAGATTGCTCCCAAACTGAACGCGAATAATAATTCCATCTATTTCACGCTTTAATTTATTCCAATCAAAATCGCTTGGGATTTGGTGATGAGAGACGTCTAATATTTTAGCCATACTATTTCACCTTCCGCGATTGATTTTTTTGATCAAGTTTTTCAGTGTTAAGTTTCACTTGATTGCGATTTAGCGATACCTTGCTGTCTGAAATTCCTTGCGTCGTTGGGTCTGGTACAATATTAATCGCATTAAAAACTGTAAGTCCAAGTAAATAAGGGTTACTCACATACGCAATAAAAGCATCATAGACGCTACCCCAGCTTGTAAAATCTGTGACAGCTAGTCCCATATATGCTAGTACTGACACAAAAATAGCCGCCACAAAGCGTCCAATAAACATTAGATTTTTTTTTACTAAAGCGAATCTTCCAATTGATTTTCATTTTTGACCACTCCATTCTTTTAATGTAAAAATGCAGGAATAATTCCAATGACCGCGGTTAGAAGGCCTCCTATAAGCGTGATAATGCCTAATATAATAGAAACGTTCCGCGTCTTATTCCCTTTTTTTGTTTCCGAACTAGCTTTCATATTAGTTAGTTCAATGTCATGTTCATGTAAATGTTTTGTTGTGTCGCTTGCGAAACGATTTAAAGTAGTAGCGGTTTCTTTTGTATTTTCAGCTATTTGATCAAGTGTGGAAGAAAGCGGAGCCATCACAGTCTTAACATCCGCTAAATCACGGCTTACCTCGTCCACTTTTGCATCGACCTTCTCAATATTACGTGACATTTCTTTTTTGATTTTGTCGCCGTGTTCTAACAAATCTACACGCGTGACTACCTCTGTTTTTTTTTGTTTCGGCTCCCACAACTCGACACCTCCTAGCACCGCGATAAATAAATTAAAACAACCTGATAATCCCGCTCGTATAGGAACCATCATCGTCACGGCTCTTTCTGCTGAAGCGGCTGCATACAAAAAGAGCAATATAGCCCCAGCTAGACCACCCAATATCATGCAAATATACTTACCTTTGTTTTCTTGCATAAACGCGGATGCCAAGATAAGCACTGAGCTTGCTAAAAATAACATTCCCCACGCGTCAAGAGACATAATTTTTTGCATGAGAGCATATGTGTGGCTTTGCTTTGCGATGATATTTCCTTCATACATCAGAAAGTAACCTGTGCAAGCGTTATAAAGTGACAGGGACAAGAAAAAAAGAATACTGAGCGTATCCTTGAAAAAATCCTCTTCATAGAGTCTGTTTTTGACAGAATCCAACCACTTTTTCATTTTTACCACCTCCCAAATCATTTACTGCAAATGTGACAACGCGTCATAAATCGCACTAAAAACGCGCCTTGCCACTCTTGCATTTTCTTTTGTAACTTTTAAAATTTGGACTTCGACAACAAGCCCTGAAATATTGAAACGCATATGCAACTCAAACCCTCCTCCCGATATACATTTGGTCTAAGTTGCAAAATAAAAGAAGCCTACTTCTCGTAAGCTTCCCCTGTAATCTCCTGATATTCTTCTTCGGTTATCGTGCCAAATCCAACAAACTTAGCAACGTCCTCATTAGTGTACAGGTCCCAGTCATAGAATATTTTAATATCGCTCGCTTTTGGATAATTCATTACGCCTCAACTCCTTCCAACTTACTCAAACGATCGTCTAGCTCAGCTTGTGAAACAGCAGATTGCGCATTCATTTGTTGTAATTGTTCGATGACTTGAGTTTGTTCCGCTAACTGCATCATCAAAGACGCATTTTGTTGCTTCATTTGGTCTAAATCGTTTGGTTTATTAAATGCCTGAACTAATTCAGCTTGTTTGGCTTCGTCTAGTTGAGCGACGCCATTAATCACCCGCACACAATCCAGCAGCATTTTAGCCGCTAATGTCTCCTCGCATTCGATTTCTTGGTAGCCTTCAAGTGGTTTTTTTGGACCAGTTGTGAATGTATCCTTCTTCGTTTAACTGTACATGCATTTCCATACTTATCCTCCTCAATAAACAATAATTTTACAAAAAACAAAGGCGTTGTTAGGTGCAACCCCATTGTCATCGGCACCGTGAATACTGGTCGGTGTGATATACATGGTTTTTTTTGCGCCGTTTGTGTCCCCGTCCATGCTTTTCCAAAAACTTTTGCCGGGTAGTGCTTCGATTGCGGCTTTTGGAATAATGTAGACACCGTAACCGTATCCTAGCATGCCTTCCCCTGGTGTATATCGGGTGCAAATTACAATAAGTCCATTTTTCATTAAACTAGCACCCCATGAATATGATTGAGAGCTAATCAAATAGACGGAACCATCAAATACTTCTGTTGGATTAAAGTGGCTATCTGTGTATTCCTCGGCTTCTTTAACGGCTTGTTGCTCGGCTTCTTCTAAAGACTCTGCAAGAAAGCTCTTTGTGGCAAAATCCTTACTATCCAGTACGCTATCAAAATCAACAACCATACCGACCTCTGTAAAAGGGGCCACATTTTCAATAACTCCATTTGTTTCTTCTGCTAATTGAACGCCTTTCATTCCTGCTCATCTCCTTCTAATTCTTCTTTTATAATCTTTTGAATATATTCTTTTAAACCAATAACTTGTTCCGCATAAACCCGCTGTATAATTTCTTCGTACTCCTCTTTATCTACTCTTCTCAGCGCTCGTCTTTCAGGCATTTCACTCCACCACCTTTACTTTCGCTTCACCCATTAAGACTGTTCTTGTAGAATCGGCATAAGCAAGAACCTCAACGACTTGATTAACAGATGTAACCTTTCCAGATATATAAATTTTTAAACGTGTTTCCATCCGTTGCGCCGCCAGGTTTTTCAACTCCATCAATTCGATATGACCAATAAGGCGGTTCACCAACGACGCCGCCCATTAAATAAGTGTCGCCTAATTTGTACTCGTTAGCTGTTACAATAGCTTTAGGAATTGAGTTAAACCTCTTACCTTCTCCAAAATTTGCAATAACTAATTGCCCTATCTTACCTGAAACCTCACTTATATATCCTGTTTCAGAAAAGTTAACTTCTGATTTTTCCTCGTCATATATAAGCCATTGTTCTATCCTTTCATCAGGATTAAAGGAGGCATCTTCGAGAAAAATAATATCTTGAGGAAGCATATTTTCCATATCCTCTTCGCTAAAGAAAATTGTGCTTTTTTTTCTCTCTCGCTAATTGCTCAGCATCTAATCGTTCTTTTAATACATCATGAAGGAATCCATGGACATCAACTCGTGCATCTGCAACCTCGATATTTGTGTCTCCACTGCCTAAAATAAGTTCATTAATACGTTGCTTCTGAACCTCGATTTCTTCGGTCAGCTTTTCATTAAGCTCATCATCCGCCTGTTTTCTAGCAAACTCTTCCGCTATTTTCAATTGTTCCATATACGCATATATCGCTTCTTGCTCGCTCGCTTGACCATTTGCATAATCCAGAATTGCTTGCCAATTTTGATTTGTGGCATTTCTAAGATCGCGATCAAGCAAGGTCATTTCCCACATAAATAACGTTAATTTAGCCATTCCTTTTTCACCTCCTATTCATATAGAGCAGTTGAAATTTCGCCTGCGTCATTTACAACAAGCTTAAATTTGGTACCATTTTGAGAAATTAAAAAAGCATTCTGTTTGTTGTTCCAGAATACTTTTTCATCTTCACTCACATTATTTACCTGCGCACCTGTTTCGACGCTATCAATCTTTGCCTTATCAGACGCTAGCATAAGCCCGTTGCTTTGGTTGGTTGCTGTTTCTATGTCTTCGATGCGGACATTTGGAAACAAGACATCTCCATTTTGATTTTTCAGCTGTACTTGCAACTCGTTTGAACTGCTCACTTGTTTTAAAAGCACATTTTGATTCATCACTTCTGCTATAATTCGATCGTTATACAAGTCGTTTGTAGCTGTTTGGATATTGTTTAAAGTGTATTGCGAATCACTCAATTTTTTTTTGCGATTCTTGAACGCTTCTTTGTAATTTTTGTTGGATTCCTAACATATCTCTTGGCCGACTCATGAACCCTAATTCTGGCGGCTTTTGAGTTAGCGGATGGGACTCGTTAAAACGAGTTACTTTCACCCATAAATTATAGCCTAGCTCCTCGTGTATAAACCAAATTTTCGAACGTTCGTTTAAAGTTTCTGTGCCATAGTAAGTCATTTCCAGTGAGATTTCTGGACTATCTATAATTTGAGTAGCAGCCCATTTCAGTAATTCATTTTGATTCGTGAATCTTTCGTCTGAAACCGCTAATGCCTCTCGTTCCCCATAGCGCTCTATCTCACGTGATTTATAGACCCCAACAGCATAATAATCATTATCTGTTAAAACTTCCTTTGTAGTCTCTTTAGGCTTCCCAAATGCCTTTACAACAGTTTTCAAATTATCCGTATGTTCTTCTACCTTCACTGAATCTGTATTATATAAGTAGCGTAAAACATAGTCAGAAGGCTCAAAAAATTCTTCCTCAGAATAGATATGCCATGTTTTATTATCTGCCAAAATATAAGCACCAAAAGCGTCTACCGCTTTTTGCAAATAGTCCATGAGTGTCATGCCGCCCAAATTTTCAATTTTTTGTTTAGCGAAAGTACCGTGAATTTTATAAGTGAATCCACCATGATTATCTTTAAATCCATGTGCCAACATGTCTTGAATCGTGTACACCTTAACTCCGGTTATGACATCCCGCTGAACAAAATCAATACAAGTGAACCCTATGTGGTGAGCTACTATTTCTTTTGTTCTTATATATCCTGTCATGCCATGCGTACAAGATTTAACAACATATTCTTGACCTTTATAAATGATAAAAGCCTCTGTAGTTAATAAATCAAATGAAAAAGCGTTATAATCTGTCTTCTGAACAGTAAATTGTAAGTTCCGTGATGTATTTTGCTCATATTCATATTGAAAAGTACTATAATCAACATCCATTATAATTTCTTGGCGCAAGCCATGCATATCTCGCACCCAAACATCGCCATTCAATATTTTTCACCTCACCGATAGAGGAACGGAAAATCAAAGCTCACTTTAATGTTTTCCGCCCCAGAAATTTCAAGCTCATTCCAACCAACCCCCAGTGTTATAACTCCTCGATTGGTGTCAACTCCGCAATGCGTGCCATTTTTATATGGATACACACCGTTTAGTTCTAAAATATCTGATTTTTTTAACGCTTTATAATACGTAAAATAGTCCCCTGTCGTATAATTTGTTATGGTAGGTTGCCCCACGCAAGATAAAGCAATGTCTAATTTGTGCCGTCTTCTCGGATCTATTGTAAAATCAGAAGCGTTATAAATTCGGAAAACTTTTTCAGTATGTGTATAGGAAACATCTTCCCCCAAAGGTAAGTGCAATCCAAACGCCCATTTATCCGTACTAAATAAAAAAGGGTCTAAAGTGCTTCCGTAGGATTCCGAATAACCTCTAAAGCAATTAAATGTTAATGTAATAGTACCAGTTATTGGCCCCGCTCTATCATTCGTTATGCTGACATCATCTACAGCGAATATTCGCCCTGGCATTTTTTCATGTCTGATATAATACCACTCTTGCTGATGTAAAAAGGATTTTAAATCCGCTTTCACAAGGTGGTAATCATAGCGATCTTTTGCCCTTAATTTAAATGTGATTGTGAGTGGAAAGGCGGCAAACGTATTCCTAACTGGTAAATTTCCGTCTAGTCCTGCTATGCTATTTTTGATACTTGTAACACTCGCGTCCCCTTCGTCCACTTTGATAAGATCTAAGTTGAATTTTTGCGTCAAAGAAACGGTTTGATTTCCGATAATCGCTTCTACCCAATATAAATCTTTCACGCGATATCACCTCCTTGTAAAAGTAGAACGGTCATAATCTTTGCCACTCCTTTTATTCAGTAGTTTATTTAACAAATATCCATCTAAGACAACTTCTGGGTTGTAATCTTTGTTTTTGATTTCTTCTAACACCTGTAGTATTTCATTGAAAATAAATTCTTGCTCCGCCCTAGCTTGGACTTTATTGCTATTCATTCCTGACATGTCGTATTGCTTAAAACTTGGCTGTTTATCATACATAACCCGGATGGCTTCGTTTAATAGAGCTGGAGCAGTCGGTCTTGATGGGTTTATAATGAACTCATCTTCGCCCGATTCACCCACTAATGCGATTTCTGGACGAGTAATCTTGCCCCCATTAGCATATCCGTGGCCATGTCCGATAACACCCAGCATATCGCTACCATACCGACTTTTGGCATATCCCATCGCGGCTAACATGTTATCGAAACCGTTATAAATATTACCATGCCCTGGGAATTTATAAGCGTTAAATGTGGCGCTAATGGTTTGTAATAGCCCTTTTGCTAAATCACCCGATAGTGTATTAACATCAGTATAGCCGTGTTGTGTAGCTTTTTCATTACCGCCGGACTCTGACTGTATCTGCCTTAACCAAGCATTGACATAAGCTTCACTCGTTGGTAAATGATTCATTTTCAGCGCTTGGATAACATGATTTTTCCAACGTCCCGCTCCTTTTCCAGAAGGTGATGAGCCGCCAAAATTATCAAAAAGAGATTTTATTTTCTTTAGCGCACTTGTTCCTAAACTTTGAAGCGTATCTTCCCCAAATTCAACGAATGTACTATTTCCCAAATTACCAATCAACGGTTTAACCCCTGAATGCTCCAATACCCAATCCCACGTGCCTTTTGCACCTTTAGAGATAAAGTCTATCGCGTCCCCTACTTTTTCTTCTACAGCTCCCACTACATTCATTGTCTTATCTTTGATGCTTCCTGCAACGTTTCCGAAGAAATCACCTAATCCGTTTTTATGATGTGGCAATCCACTGGCCATATTTTTTAGCAAAGTTGAACTGTTTGTTTTTGAACCGCTAAGGGCATGTAAAAAGCTTTTAGATTGCGCGTGGGGTAAAATAGTCGTTCCCGCTTCTAAGTAACGCATTTCTTCTCCGCCTACCCCAACAGGGAAAATACCATGTGCCGGATGATGGCCAAGTTCAAAGCCTTCTTCGCCTACTACAGCAAGCCTTCCGCTTGAAAGGTTGTTCACGCCTGTCTTATACCCTTTAGGTTTCCATGGGTCAATACCTGTGTTCTTTCCAGTGAAGAATTTCCAAACTGAATTAAGACCGCCTGTAATGGCATTAACTACATGTGCAAGGCCCGCTTTGAACTCGTCCCATTTCGTTAATATGTCTCCAGTTTCACCATCAATTGTTTTCTTATGTTCCCTACGTTGTGCCTCTGCTTGTTTAACAACTTTGTTATGCGTATCATTCGCCTGTTTGACAACCTTGTCTTTTTGGCTTTTTGCTTTCCCAACAACTGAATCATGTTCTTTTTGTGCATTTTTAACGATTTCATCATGTTTTGCTTTACTAATCGTGCCAGTTTCATAATATTCTTTATCTGCTGCTGCAACAGTATCTTTATATTTCTTATCTGCTGAACTTTTTGTTTTCTTGTACGTTTTTTTCAGCATCGCTTATTTTGTTTGTCACGGAGTTTAGCGGAACTCTTGATTATTTTAGAAGCTTGTTCATCAGTTATCTTGCCCGTTGTTTTGCTTAAATCCTCTAAAATATCTTTTTGCTTGCCTGCTGATATCGCAACGCTTTTAGCAATTTGATTTTGCATATTTTTTTTCAGCTGCTTCTTGGTCTTTTTTTAAAGCGTTTATTTTCATTTTTCCTAATCTGATTATATGTTTTTTCGATTCGCGCTTTTTTCTTTTTCACCTGCTTTTGTTAAGTGTCCGCTCTTGTCATAATAACCCTTAAGCAAACGTTCTTTTTCCTTTTTTTTCTTCTTGATCGATTTTAGTTAAATTATTAGAGTGTTCTTGATTTATTTTTTTAAGTTTGGCGGTTGCGTTTTTTGACATCGGTTAATCGCCGAGCATCATCTATTTTTTGATTCTGCAATAGTTGGTCTGCTTCCGTTCTACTTATTTGCCCATTTTTCACGAGCAAATCCAAATCTTTTTTACTATTTTGCTCTTTCTTCGATATATATTTTTGATTACTTATAAGCATATCTGAATACAGTTTATCCACTTGTTTTTTATCTTTTTCCGTATACTTTGCTCCATCAAGCGATGCTTTGAAAAAGATATTATCTACTTGGGATTGTAAATCTGTGTACTCTTTTAAAGCTTGTCTAACGTTAGGGTCTTTAAATTTCTTCGGCTTGGGATGAAACGTTTTTTCGAATTGATTTTGCGCAAACTTCCCTATTTCTTTTCCTAGTTTCGTACCAGCTAGTGCGCCAACACCTGCCCCAACGGCACCACCAACTGCAGTTCCGACTACAGGTACAACGCTTCCTATGGCCGCTCCTGCCGCTCCACCTGCGGCCGCACCGCCTAAACTACCAGAAAAAGCCCCAACATGACCGCCCACCGTCTTCTTAGTAGTTCCGAGAAGCTCCGTTCCAGAAGCTAAAATATCTAAAAAAGGTAATGCTTTTCCAACAGTTCCTAATACTTTTAATGATCCTTTTCCAAGTTTTGCAAACTTCCCTGATTTTCCCGCTACTTGAGCAACCTCTTCGGTTGCCATTTCAACTTCTTTCACTACATTTTTCTTTCGCCCAAAGCGACTTTTTTTTCTTATATCGTTCTGAGCGAGTGCCGCCGACTGACGAACCACCGATACCACCGCTATAACTCGACACACTTGAACCCGCTGAACTCAACTCAATGTTTTCAAGGAGAGCTTTATTTAACTGTTTGACACTACCTGTCAGCTCCATATAAGCGACTTTTTCGCGCCCTAAACGACTTACTCGATTAATCCCTTTTGAATTAATGGTGTGGTACACACGTAATAATTTTGTTCCAATTGAAAGCATCGGTCCAACAGCGGCGACAAATCCCGCCCCTGTTAAAATAAGTGTTTGTGTTTTCCCGTCCAGACTACCAAGCGCATTAACCATGTCAGTAGCCCATTTAATAGCAGGTGTTATTGCTGGCAATAGCTCTTGACCGAATGATATTGATAAATCATGAATAGATGCTTTAAATTGCTCTTCTGTAAACTTATTTGTTTTCCTCATGGTCTCGTTATATTTATCAACGGTTCCGTTAGAGTTTTCTACTTCCTCAGATAATTTTCTATAACCGTCAATATGTGCTGTCATAAGGGTAGCAGCCGTTTTCATATTTTCTTGACCAACTGTCTGATATAACAATTGTTCCTGTTGCTTACCATTTAGTTTGCCATATGCCTGTTGCATATCTGAGATAATGTCTAGCACGTCTCGCATTTTACCTTTCGAATCAAACACTTGAATATTATATTTTTTCAAGAGTTCAGCACCTTGTTTAGAAGGAACGCTTAGTTTCGTAAACATTGATGACATCGAAGTACCGATAGAAGAAGCATCCAAACCGGCTGACTTTAATTTCCCCGCAATGGCTAAAAATTCATTCGTTGGAATGCCTAGCGCATGCATGGCAGAACCAGCATTTCCCGCAATCGTCTGTAAATCACCTAAAGAAAGAGCTGACTTATGTGTCACCTCTGTCATTTCATTCATTATGCGATTACCATTTGCTACAACTTCATTATTTGAACCAACATTTAATCCAAATTGCTCAAGGAGGGAGGATGTCAATTTAATAGATGCGCCTGTTTCATCTCCATTTGCCGTCATCGTTTTTAATAATTGCGGCATCATTCCCATAGATTGTTGAACATTATATCCGTTAGAGACTAGTTCGAACATACCTTCATTAATTTTTTCCGTTGATACGCCATATTCTCTCGACCATTTCAAAGTGTTTTCGCTCAGTTGAGACATAATAGCATCCGTTTGTTTAGCCGTATAGCCCTGTGCCTCAACTTCTTTTCTAATATCTTGCAATTCATACTGATATTCAGATGCTGCATGAGCCGCCAAACCAAACGCCCCAACGATTGGCAAAGTAAATCGCATCGTTGCTTTATGTCCCATTTTCCCCATCGTGTCTGCCAATTGCTTCACTTTATTATTAGCGGTATTCATTTTGTCAACCCAAGTAGCCATCTTAGGGTTTAATGAGCCGTAACCTTCGCCGAGCTTTTTCGTTTCTTGCGTCAGTAACTGTTGTTTTGTTGACATTTCAGTATACTTGGTTTTTGCTCGCGCGACTTCTGCACTATTTGCACCATATTTTTCTGTGAGAATGCTTATTTCTTCCTTTTGCGCTTTCATCGCTAGTGTATTTTCATTCATACGCGCTTTAGAAGCCTGATATTTCATAGAAGCCGCACTAGCTTTGTTACCCGCTAACTCATGAGCTTTCGCCAAGTTCTCGAACGAATCCGCGGAAACTTTCACATTTTTAGCAATTACACCCTGCGCGCTTTCTGCTTCTTTTTTCATTTTCTCGCTGTTCTGGTTAAAATGCTGTTGCATGTTTTCGCCTGCAACATTACCAGTTTCTTTTAAAATATCATCGACTTTTTGCTTATCTGATTTTAATTTATCAAGAGCGAGCTTAACGTTTATAACAACAGAACCATCACCCATTGCGCTATCCATCATGTTTTATCCTCCCCCTTTCTTTTTCTTAATTTGATAAGATGCTTTAGCTTCTAAGACCTTTGTTGCGGCCTCTGGATCAGTCGGTACGTCCATTTCACGAATGTTTTTAATCTGACTGAAATACGTATCCTTATTGAGAGAGTGAAACATAGCTTGAAATTTTAACCAGTGTAATTTTCCTTGCTCGTCTATCAAGTCTACATTGTATTGTTCTTTGAATGCCGCATAAATATATTCGGCATCCTGGTCCCAGTCAAAACTTTTTTCGGCAATTTCTTTTTCTGGCGCAAGTAATCGCTCAATAATTTCAGCTTTTGTTAAATCTTCTAAATCTGTTATATCAAATGATTTAGCATGATTGATTAACCAATCCCTATCACGATTATTGTATACCTGTTTTTGCTCCTCCAAGCGATCAGCTTCTGGAGTGTCACCGTTAGAATGAAAGAGATAATTTTGAATTTCTATCATGGCGGCTATTTTATTTTGGTCAAATTCAGCTACTTCACCGCAAAAAATACGAAATCCTTCCAGCAATTTATATTCATCGCTGAAAGTTTCATCATCCCTAATTTCTATCCATTTCAAAACATTATCAAAAGAAAAGTTCGCTCGATACTCAATTTCTCCAATCATAATAGAATTTTCAAGCGAACACTTTAAGTTAAGCATTGTAACCGCCTAGCTTTCTTCTTGAGTTAGTTCTTCGTTAAATTGCGCAAGTCTTTCAATCGACCATTTAATCTGGTCAAATATACTTGTTAGAGCAGTTGTGCTGTTATTACATTGTTTATAAAGAGCTTCTCCGACTCCTTCGCCGAATACATCATCAAAAAAAGCAATACGTTCCTTTTTTATGTCGTCATAAAGTTGAATAACTTTCTTTTTGATTTCACCGGGCGACTTGTCTTTATTTTTTTCGAAACTTAGTTTTTCTGTAAGTGACATAACTTTGAAATCGGATGTCGTTATCTTTTTCAGTATTTCATCGTTGTATCTCATTTCTAAAGTAGTCCCATGAATATTAAATTCCAGTTTGTTAACTAACACAGGTTTAATTTCAATTGCCATTATTTCATCCTCCTAAATAAAAAATAATAGAACACCTCATGGGTGCTCTATTCTCTAATAGCTTCTGTCCAAAAAGGGACGTATTTTGTTCCATTTTTGTATTCGAAGGTGACAACCTGTCCAACTTCTAACAAATCGAACGTATATTCAAATTTCCCACCGATATCAGTTAAAAGCTTGATTCGTTTCCCGTCATCAATCCTTAAATAAACATCTGTCTCCTGCGCGAACACTCCTAAAATATATGGTGATTCTGTGGTCAGATTATAGAAAAGTGGGTCTTCTGATTCTTCAATATCTGGATATCTCATTTTCACCCTCCTTTATGTCGCTGGTAATACGGTAAACGTCGCTGGCATACCCGCAATGAATTCACCGTTCGGGTTTCCGTCAATCACACGAACATCATATTCATTCCCGACAACAATATTAGCATTATTTCCTAAATAAATTTTCAAATCACCATCTGTCATCGTACCAGTGGCGAAATGAGTACTCGCGCCTTTTTTATAGATGCGACAATTTGTAATACCTTCACCGATTGCCCCGGTTCCCAAGAGGTAAGTATCCCCTTTTTTATATGGTTCTAAAATCGCCGCTGATTGTCTTGTTTTTTGCGTGTAGCTTTCTGATTTCGCCCCTTCGTTGTATCCGTCATACGCTGAAACTTGTATGCTGTGGAATGTCCCAGGTTCTAACCCCTCCAATAAATAACTTGTTTCGGATACTTCAACCGGAACATTCGCACCGTCAACATATGCGCGATAGGTGATAGTACCGCCCTCCGCATTCCATTCGTATAAAATACGTTCATCAGTAAATTCAGCGGTACGGATACCTTGGGGCGGATTAGGGTGTGGGCGGTTGCTTAACAATGGTTCCGTTCATGTTTAAAGTAAAGCTAAATGTTTGTTTCGCATTTGCATTTCCTCCAAATGGAACAAGTGCTGTAATCGTGCATTGCGAAACAAAAACCGTACCGTCGGTTTCAGTCCATCTGCATAACGTTTTTACGCTATCGCCAATTTCAGTGAATTTAGATGCTACAAAATCTTGCGCGGGGTCTCCATATAAACGATGACCAGAAAAAGCAAGTGTAACCGCCATACCTGTAACATCCATATTTCCGTTTCCGTCCTCGGTATCGTAGTAGACTGTATTATCTGTTGTTTCACCTTTAGCGGGTGTTACAGAACTTACCCCCGCTGCAAGGCGTGCAAATGTAGCATCTGTAACGGATTTAGGGTCCAAACCTCCAGATGTGTCAATTTCAAACTTGTTTTTAAAGCCCATATCAAATTTTCCAATTGTTCCGCTCATTTATGACATCTCCTCATTATTTAATATTGTGATTTCTGCTACAAAGTCGGTAGCATAAGTTATTCCTTTCTCATCAACATACGCAGGGAATGGCACATTTTTCACTTCTGCGCCTTGCAAAATAAAGGTATTATTTATACTTGAAATCATTTTCATACCTAAGTTCACTTCGTCAATAAACCCATTAATGTCAAGTAATGTCTTTAGAACTTTTTCTTGTTCTAAACTCGTATCTCTAGCAGTTACGTGAAATGCATATTGGCGAGTTATATTGCCTGCCATATCATATTCGGCTCGTCCGATTGGCGAGTTTGCTATAGCTATACCAGATGTCCCTCTAATCATAGGGACATCAAATTCAGCAAAAAGCCCTACATTCTCCTCAATTGCATTTGTAACAGAATCTAGTAAATCTAATGCCATTAATTAATCAACCCTTTCTGCGTCTGACTTAGCCACTGCGAAAGGTGAATACCTTTCGCTACTTCAAAAAAAACGCCAGTGGCTAGTGGGTGGTGTTGCTTGGAAAATTTAAATTCAGGGTGATAATATAACTTTCTTGCATATGGCGCATTATAAATAATGCTACTTCCGTTTATATTAGCTGTAACTGTGTTAGCTAGGTTTCCACTTAGAAATGGTACAAAAGGGCGTGTATCAGATATAATCTGATTCACTAACATAAATTGAACTTTATGTTGATTTCCATAAATACGTCCCAATAATTGCCCCGTATTTAGTTGCGTTTCGAAAGACATAAAATCAACTCCAATTGCTAAGCTTAATTTTATAGTGGTGAAGCTTATCCGAATCATAGACGCCCGTTACAGCACTCACACGTATTTTTTCGCCGTTCCAGACAATGTAACTATCTGGCACCAATTCAATAAAAGGCTGTGTATTTTTAGCGTCCATATACAAATCTCCGTTTAATTCTATGCTCTTAGCTTGTTGATTTACGATTATCTTTTTTTCGAGTGATATTCGGGCCCTTCTGATAGAAACACCCTCCTTAAATTTTGCGCCATATCGTCCTTTACCTTGTATCTCGAAGTAGTCGAATTGATGCGGTAATAATTGTGGTGGGATGGGTGAAATATTCACCATTTCACCCCACCCTCGCATACATTAAGCCAGTAAAAAAAAAGATAGTCTAAAGCATCGCGGCTTATTTGACTATCTTCTTGTTTGATACTTGCGTTAGATCGTGTACCTTTGGAGTACTCAAAATCACCAATCCGAGCACTGTTCACACTCGATGCTGTAGCTTCACTGACTCCGCCTGTCTCAAACATATATTCAATTTGGGAGCATATCGCTAACTTAACAAATTCTTGTATAGCCGCTTCTTGCACGTTGAACCAGTCTTCGTTTAATCTAAAATTTGTTTCTTTGATTATTAGATTTTGGGCCCGCTTAACTAAAGAAGTGAATTCTTCTGTATCGATTCTGGTACTACCATAATCCTTTGTAAAGAAGGCATAATCAACAAGTATTTTCATCGTTACCACCTCTTCAACGCTTATTTACTTGTCTTCTGTGTCTTACTAGGTGGTTTTTGTTCTTCGTTATCTTGTGATTCTTTTGAAAGCTTCTCGTGCTCTTTTTTTTAATTCGGTAATTTCTTTAGAAAGAGCCTCATTCTCTCTTTTTTTAATTCGGTAATTTGAGCATCACGTTCATTTGTTTCTCGCTTCAAATCTGCAGATGAGTATTTTTTGTTTGTTGCCGACCGTACTACTGTTTCTTCGCCGCTCTCTATTTTGACAATGTCGTACCCTAATTTAGTATAAAAATCTTGATTCTCTTCCTCCACAATTACATATTTACCACCACGTTTTGCATATAACATGTTTTTTCCTCCCTCGCTTTAAAATTATGCCGTTTGTCCATCTAAGACAAAACGAATGCCTTTTGTTCTGGTTTTGAAAAGTAAAACATCATCGTATGCTTGCTCATAATACAAATAGTTCCCACTATTTGAAGCAGTTGGCGCATCCAATCCAACAAAACTATATTTTTGTGGTGCGCACATGACTTCTGGCAGAATGAGCATCATTTGAATTTGTTCCGCGGCTACAATATCTTTCGCTCCGACAGTAAAGTCAAAGGCTGTTTTAAATCGGCTAGATGGAACTTCAACAAGTTCCACTTCGTCAAGAGAATGAACGTTACGATTGATTTGTCCGTTATTTTGTTGAACATTGATGAGTCTTTGCATGCCTTCCGCGTTTTTTAAAATTTTGCGAGTTGTTGGCGTGACGTATAGTACACGTCCCTCTTTTGGAACTTCTGATTCCGTCATATCCGTCATTAAATCATCGAATGTGGCTAGAATATTCTGTTCTGTTAAATCTTGGCGTAAAATTCCTTCTCCACCATCAATTTCTACTTTTCTAGCAAACAAGCTTGAATACATTTGTTTGTCCATTTCAGGTATTTTTTCAAATTTATTGTACGTGGCAGTAATATTAGCAATGGATGTGACGAAGTCCGTTTCGTCAACATCCTGCGGATCAACAAGAGTTGACCAATAACGCTCATTTTCCAATTCGTACGTATCCCATTCGTTCGAATAATTTACTCCTGGTGTTGTAATGGTTCGACGTGTTCGGTCTTGTCGACCTGCAGTGATATTTAAACGTGGTAATTTTACTGTTTTATGACCCACCCATTTAATTTTTTCGTTCGATGGTGAATTCCATAGTCTCGCTGATGTTAGACCATTGATAAACTGTTCTTGTAAAGCACCTTGATAGCTTTCGGCATAATTAATTTGTTCTGGCATTTTTTAACATCTCCTCTTTGATAATTTTATTTGTTCCAAGCGGCTTTGAACTGGTCTACAATTGAACCTGATTTATTTTTAGATTGATGTTCACCTTTTGCAAACACATTCATCCCTTTTGCTCCGTTATCTTCCTTATCTCCTTTAAACGAAGGAAATTTTTCAAGCACTTCGCCAATCGCTTTTCCGATATCTTCATTTCCTTTAGCTTTTGCTAGGGTAACAACCTCATCAACATAATCAGGATGAGCACCTTCTTGCAAAGCGGATAATTTAGCCGTCAAATCTTTATTTTCGTTTTCTAGAGACGCTGATTTATCATTCGCTTTTTTGTAATTCTTCCGCTTGTTTTTCTTGCTCTGTTTTTTGCGCATCGACAAATTCCTGACGCTCCTTAAGAGCCGCCGTTAAATCATCTTTTGATTCAAAGCCCAAAGATTTTAATAACTCTTTTTCCATTTCTTCTGCTGAAACCTCTGTATGATTGTCAGATGGTTTTTCTTCGCCTAAATCGTTCTCATTTTCCTCGTTTTCGTTAGGCAAAGCATCTTTCTCTGCTTCTTCTCCGTCAGCAGCAAAATGCTGTATATCAAACTTAAACATGATAGAACCCTCCTAAAATTAAATTTGAGACCTTTTAATGACATGTTCAGGTCATATAAAAAAAGCTTAGACCGCCTTAGTCATAAGCTTTTCTTTCTCATACATTCTCGTTAAATCATTCTCTTTAACAAATACGCGGATTTCTTTTTGTCGCCTAGACACAACCTTTTTAGCAGTAGCCACCGTTTCGTCATTCTGTAATTCTTTAGCGATGAACAGCTCTTTTTTAGCTTGTCTAATTCTTCTTTCGTAATAACGTTGCTTTTGAGTCAATTCATACACTTTGCTATTCTCTTGAGGTGATGGGACCACAAAGTTATTCATTGTGAACCCTTCAATATAAGGTAATAAGTGGTGACGACAATTACAGCCTAATATCCCCGCTGGGTGACCATATGAAGTTTCTCTAAAATCTGGATAATTTTTACTTCTCCCTGTCCTGTCGTATATTTTACCTTGATAAGGAGCACATAATGGCCTAGCTCCAGTGTGCGAACTTATAAGGACTAAATCAATATTATAATCATCCATGCGATTGAGCGTCTGCTGATTATAGATATTATTAACAGACGAACGCGTAATGAGTCTTACATAACTATCTGTACTCCACCGCTTGCCTGCTTTATCAACTAGCGCCGGTATTCCTTGCTTAGCAAACTTATTCAGCGCCTGTGAAATAGCTTGGTCAGGAGTATATAGTCCAGTAGCCACAGAAGAAACGACATCATCAAGAATTCTCGTATAAGCTTGCTTTGATTGATGTATTAAAGTTTGATTCACAAAAGCATAACTACTCTTCGCCTGTTCTTGAAAAGCTAACATGAGTGAATCTAAGTTCGCTCGATTCACTTGCGTTCGTTCAATATAGCCTTGCTGAATAGCCTTGTCTATATGAGCATCAAAATCATATACACTTTTACTAGTAATGGTTTTAAAAAGTTTAGAGACTTCTTTTTCACTCTTCTGTGAGTATCTTGCAATCTCCTTTATCATTTGATGATTAACTTCATGTAGCTCGTTATACTTTGCAATTTGCCATTCTAACACTGTATCTTTAGTAAGTTGATCTCGATTGTTCGCTATTCGTTTAACAATCAGTTGAAACAACTCGTTTTCAAGATAATTATAGATTTCAACGACTGGCTGTGAAAATATCTCCAACTGCTGCGGTTCTAATGACATTTTTATACACCTTCTACATGCCCGACATAATCATCTGGGTTCCCTGTCTCAGGTGGTTCTTGCTCTTTTTTAATCGTATTTAACCACTCTTCCGCCTCTTTATCTGTAATGTTCCACGCTCTTTTCAGCGCTTCTTTCGCTGGCATCATACCTTGATTTTTAGCATTTGTATAACGGTTAATTTGAGTGTCTTCATCTTGTGCGATAGAGTCATCAAAGTCGATAGACACCTCAATTTCATTCGCATCAACCGAATTATACAAACCAGTAACATCAGCTAATTCAAAAGTAGAAATAACTAGCTTTCTTAATCCTTCCGCTACAAATAACGCATGTTTATTTTTGGTTTTAAAAGTCTCTGATTTCTCACTGATTACTTCTGTTGCGGTTTTCATTTCTGCGCCATCAAATGTAAATGTCCCTGTATTTAACCCTGTTTGAAAGCATAAGATACGAAGTCCAGCATTAATTGATTGAACTAATTCTTGCGATCGAATAGACACAGAAATATCTTGAATGGCTTTTCCATCTTCTGTAATAGAGCCGTTCACAGCTTTAAACACCTCATCCGTTGAGTCAAACACTTCTTCTTTTAAACCAGTCTCAATGTTTGTTTCCCACTCTAATAATGACCTATCTACCATAATGCGCTTTTGACCTAATTTCACTTCTCTGTAAAATGCATCAAAAGCAGTATCAATAAATTTAATGGTGTCAAGGGCATTATCAAAAATGGAAATACCATAAACGGAATTAATATCATGGTTATTGGCTATGTTTGGCTTAATATAAACAAACAACGACCGTGTTAACCCGTTAAACTCTACACGTTCAGCAAGGTCATCATATAACGTACTCAGATTAACTTTAACTCCCACATCCTCTTTATTATCCGATTGATACAATTCATTTGTGATAACATATTTTTCTTGCTCCCACTCGTGCCACTCAAGCAGTGTATAATATTTACTTCCTTTTTTCGAAGTGCTTACGAATACACCTTCTGTAACCTCTCCGTTCTCATCGGACAAAGGAAAAAAAGAAGACGCATCGACAAAACCAATCTGTATAGCGCCTCTTTTATTGATATAAGGGCGAACAGTCATGCCTCCTAACGCGAGCATTGTTTCAAGTTTTTCATTAAAACGTAAATCAAAACGACTTCTGGACCTTACCTCATCAAAGAATTTCCGTTCTGAACTGTTCTCAGACCCGACATTCAAATTACATTTCTCATTATAAATAAGCCCAGCTAGATACTCTGATAAGTGTTTCGGCATTCTCATTGTAAGCCGCTCTCGTTGCTCTCTATTACCATTTGGTAGTTTCACGCTATATTTATGAAACTTTTCATAATAACCAGCATATAGCTTCTCATAAATCTCGATGCGTTGAAGTTCCTTTTCATCGATATTAATCTTTTTGTGATCGTGAACTGTATTTAATACCTTAATAATATTCAACTTAGCTAGAACCCCCTTTCCAAACGCAACAATTTTGCTCCACATTCTATTCGCCACCTTTTATTTGAATGTCATATACTTTGCTAGCATACTTTGTAAAAAAATAATTGATGGAGTATCTAAATTCATCCATAGCATGGTTATTTTTATCGATTGGCTTTCCTGTCGTTTCGTTCCGAGTATACACGCCTAATTCTTTGATAAAATGATAATGACCATAAGGGTGTTCTTCTTCCGTTTCAAACAAGAAAAACACTTGGTTACCTATCGCGGAGCGGCCACGTTCAATACCAGTTTCTATTTTCATACCATTCGAACTCGTCTTGTCTCGGCTATTGTTATCTGCTTTATCCGTCTTAATCCCAATCAATTTTAATTCTTCGCTTAGCCATTTGCACGCTGGGTCAACAAAAATCCTAGATGGTCTGTAACCCCATTTTGTATGACACCAGTTTATGAAATCTCGTATCTCCCTCGCATAAACGGAACCCGCTTTTGTTTCGTTACTTTCTTCTCCGCTATGGTAATAATTAGCCATGCGATACAAGTAATATTTGCCTTCATACAAGGTTACTAAATTGTATGAACAAGTTGTCGCGTCACTTTGTCCACCATCGGCAGAACAAAAAGCATCAACAACTTTCCCTTGTAACATCATAGCGCTGTTCTTATCTGTATCGAAATTACCATATATAGCGCCTTGCGGCATTACTCGTTCACCTAACCAATCACGCTTATATAAATAGTCCGAAGCTTTACATTCTTCTTCCCATTCCTTCGCGCGTTTACCTGTTAGCATAGGGTTATCACTAGGTATCCAATGCCTGAATCGAAATGTATTTGTCAGTACAAACTGGTTTAAAGTCTCAAGATTCGGACGATTAGGAGCTGGTGGGTTCTGCTCGATTAGGTGATAACGAAATTTAGCTACTTTCGTACGTCTAAAAGCCTCTTCAATCACTTCTTTATTTAGAAGGTTAAACTCAAGGAAAGTGATAGTTCCGAAACTCATACCTGTTATAGCCCCCACCGCATTTACTTTGCCGCCGCCTTTGTAATAAATTCGCTTTTCGCCAGTAGGGAGGTTTAGCCATAAGTGATCTCCGTGTTCATCGTGCCGTATCTCACCACAGTCAGCAAATATATGTTCTAATCCAAATCCTTCACAGTCCATAAACATACGGTACGCTTGTTCTTGGTTATAAGCTAATACTAAATGTAGCGGGTCAGGACTAGACGCATAAACGATGGCCATTTTGAGCGCGTCAGACATCGTTTTTCCTGAACGAATTGTACCTTCATTTAATTCTGCTCGTATTCCTGTTAAATCAGCGTATACGTTCTCCTGTTGCTTCCTAGACAGTGTTATCATTTTCCAGCACCTCCTTCTCTTCTTCTGATTCATCGAGAATACCTAAGAAGGATTGTCCGATATTGATTAAATCATCGACAGAAGCCCGTTTGGCTTGATTCCGTGTAATCTTATCAGCTTTATTTTTGTATATATCCGCTTCGGCTCTCGTTTTCTCTGCTGAGGCTTGTGCTTGTTCGACTTGAGAATGTAACAACCGCTCTTTCATCACATGCATATCTTTGTAACCCGCACGATCAAATAAATCTTGTAAAATTTGCGTCCGTAACAACATAATTTCTTTCCAATCCCGATGCCAAAGCAATTCACGCCTTGAGGTGGCCGCGGAACTGTCTAAATCCCCTAGCACTTCTTGTAGATTTTCAAGCTCCATTTCCATTTCTTCAAGTTCTTTTTTTTAGTTCATCTTTTTCTTTCATCCCGCCACTTTTTCTTCCATCAATTGCGTTTCGTTTATTTTCAGTGCGCCTAATCTTAGATTTTAGATTGGTTATGTCTGCCTTCATCACAACGGTTCTTGCATCAGTAATACTTAACTGCTCTGATGCTTCTTCATGCTTGGCCAATTTTTCATCAATCATTCTAACTTGGTTCCATAACTCAAAATAAATTCGTGAAGCATCGTCCTGCATACGTTTAGAGAGCATTTTCATTTCTTCGTCAATTTTTTCAAGCACCTTAGTATTCCTTAGCAATTTTGAAGCTGTTACATCAGCGCTTTTTTCAGCATAACCCGCTTTTATAGCCGCTTTAGTACCATTGAATCCATTGGTCACATAGGCTTTTGCAAAAATATCATACTTCTCTGCTGTCGTTAATTTTTTCTTAGCCATAACTACATATCACCACGCCTCCTTATCAATCATTTCGCCGTGCGCTAAACAGGCACTTCCACATGACCATATCCCTTGCACTTTTCGCAAGTCATCTTGAATACAGCGCCTTTGCCGTAGCACGTACCGCATTTGACAAGCGCCATTTTTGGATACGCGACTATGCCACTTTCGAAGTCCGCGCGCATCATGTGTTCGAAGTTCATTTTGATCACTCCTTGCATAATAAAAAGCCCTCAGGTGAGGACTTTTGTTTTATTTATTCTTTCTTACATAATTAAGTGCTACGGTTGTTATCAATGAAACGCTAACTACTATTAAAAATTCTATCCAATCCAATTAAAATGACCTCTCTATCTAATCCTATTGATTTCAATTCGAATCTGTAAGCTAATTTCAAATGACGGAAATTAACA